GCACCAGCACCAAAGAACTGATAGAATTTACCACCCGATGTTTCATCAAAAGCAGTTCCTCCACCAGCAGTCATCAAGCCTTGCAAATTAACCCCAGTGCCAGCCCCATTGAGGAGCTGATTGTCCTCGACATTCATTACCTTGGCTGGTAGCCTTGTAGAAATATAAGAAGATAACTGAGGTATGTCATTTAGCATTTCCTTAGTTAAGGTCATGTACGAACCAATGCTTCTTACGGGTGCATCAACTGCATCCAATCTAAATTCAGACTCACCATAAGCAGAACCTTCTATTCTAGCAGCTGCATTATTGGTGTAAGCAATCTCTTGTACATAACGTACCGTGTTGCTAGATGTTGGAATTGTAGGTAAGAAATCTCTTACTCGTACGGTTCTTGTTGGATCAAAATAAAATCCACTCAATACAGATGCTGGTACGGTGTTACCACTAGCATTCAAACTAGTCACCATAGTAGCCTTAATATTTAAAGTAGCTTTATTAGCGTTTCCATTTAAAAATGACTTAAATTCAACATTTTCAGATAATGAATCTTTAAGTTCAGACTTAAAAGTTTTAGCTGGCGCATTAGCCAAAGCCTTCTGAGATTCCATTTCCATTCCATCAATACGAGTATTTAGTTCAGAAATAGTTTGATCTCTTTTTTCTATTAATTCCACGACTTCTCCCTTGAGACTAGCCTTGTAATCATCACCCATATTTTTTTCGATTGACTGACCAATTTTTTGATCAATCGTTTGCTCAAGACCATCCTTGATAGCCGTAAGCTTTTGATTAATTTCTTCCATTATAATTTTAACAAAAAGTTATCTAATTCGTCTGCTATTTTTGTGCTTTCGACTGACTCCTTTTTTAGTTCAGCATTCTGAGACTCTAAAAGTATAAGTGAAGATTTTTCACGTAGCATTCTTAGTTGAAATTCAATTAAATGAGGATTGTCAAGTTTACGACACATTTTTATCAACTCGTCAAATTCATCTATTAAATTATCAACTGATTTTGTCCCTTTGTACTCGGTTACTTGAGCCAATGGGTTCGCTGCCAATGTCACTAAAGAAAATTCAAATAATTTAATTTCCTTAATGTGATTATAATTACCGACAACTTCTTCCTTTATTGGAATAAATCCAACAGAAAATTCTTTTAATATTCCCTCAGACACCATTGTCTTGACATCTTTGCCTAAAGAACTATTTGATATTTTAGCCTCAATATATAAACCTTTGTCATCTTCTTTCATAGACAATGGCTTACCAATTGGTTGTTGCATATTATGCTGATAAAGAAAAGCTATGCGTTCTGAGTTTTCTTGTAGAGTTTTAGCGTAAGCACCTCTTGTAATTACATCATTGTCGGAATCGACATTATTGAACATTGATGCATATCCCTTGATGACTCCTTTGTCATCCTCATCATCCATTTCATCGAAATAATTTCCTTTAAACTTTAGCATAAATTAATATTTGCACCAAAGATAAATAAAAAAAAGAGCATTCATTTCTAAACACTCTTTTACACAAATATTTCAAACATAAAATATACATGAATCCACCACAAATTCATATACAATACAAACTTACACAACATATCCTAAATAGCAACGACAATTCACTATTTCTTTTGCTGGTGCATTAATATCATGCGGATGTTTCATTAAACTACCGTTTACATTAAAGAAATCCTCTAATGGAATAGCGTTACTTCTTGTGTAAAAAGATGTTGCCTCAAAATGACTATCTCTTATCCTATCATCCAAAACACCTACCCAATACTTTGCTACGGGTTTTTCTTTAGCAATCTTTTGCATTGCATATAATTCTGCTGATGCTTGAGCAAAACCTAATTCTGTTGCAGAAATAACCTTGGCTCTTGGTCTGTTGTTGTGATTTTTTAATTTTTCAAAAATATCTTCTTCAGATTTACCATTTCTTATGACCGTATTAATTTGGTCTCTAGTTGCTTTGACAAATGGATTGCCAATTGTAAACCTAGAAAGTAACACAGAAATCATAAAAGATGTCATTATAAGATTATCTGTAGATACACCACCATACTTATTACTATATCTATTGTCGGTGTATATTCCCACATCGACATAACCATCTTGTAATAATTGTTTAAGATCATCATTATTAATTAATAAATCCCATCCCGAATTAATACCATTTAACGCTAAGAATAATGCAACATCATTATATGTTTCATCTAACTGCATTTCAACCTCTAAGGCATACTCCTCAATGTATCTTTGCATTTGGCGTTCTGTACCAAGTAAAAAAGGAATATCACCCAATCCTTCTTTTAGGTACATACTCCTTCTTGCTCTGAAATTCTTATTTAAGGTAGGATAATCTAACTCATGGCTACATCTTGAAATGAATGAATTGTAATCCTCGTAGAAATTAGGATAGCACACACTTTATTTGTTTATATAATCTGATGTATCACTTAATACTTGTTGTGATGTACCTCCAGCCTCTTTTGGCGTAACACCATCAGATATTGGAATGTAATTAGCCAACATATGTATTTCGTCCATTTCTTTTTGCTCAATTGGTTCGTATTGCATAGCTGCTCTCTTTTCATTTGGTGTAAGCCACCAAGCAAGACTAAGTTGCTTGACAACCTTCTCCATGTCCTCTTGTAATTCGGGAACACTTAAGAAATCAAAATCAATGTAATATTGGCTACCATATGTAGGTGACAACCACCTATTCAACTCATCCCTTACCGCAATTAGCTTTGGAAATACTGCTTGTAAATAAAGGTACTTTTTAGCCTCACGATAATTGTTAAAAGTGGAGGCTTGCGTATCATTAAGCAATATAGATGGCACTTTATATACAGATGCCAAATCCTTAATTGATAAATTGTATTGTTCTATCAACGCAAGATCAGCTGCTGGTAATCCCATCTCCAACCACTTAAATTGATGATTGGTTACCATTATTTCACCAGCATTATCAACACCACTATACATTGATTTGTACTTGTCTCTTAGTGCAGCAGCGTGTTCTGCCGTAAGCATATTGTCCTCAGATGTCAATATACCTCTTGCTCCTTGATTTGTTAAAAACTTGCTACCCGTAGTAATTGCATCATTATTCATTTCTAAGTTACGATAGGCTGCTTGGAGTGGACTTTGTCCGTATAAATGACTACCAACTGCTGAGTAATCGGGATTAAAGTTTTTTATGTGGGCAACTTGGTTTGCCTCAATTATTTTGTTATAACTTAACCAATTTAACGTGTAACCCTTTATTGGTTGTGTAATATCACCACCCTCAATTTCCATTAACTGAGATGGCAATACGTGCATCTCTTTTATTCTACCTTGTTGTGTTCCGCTTTCGGGTTTTAGTCCCCAAATAAATCCATCACCCGTCAAACACTCAAATGCAACTAAATCCATCATAAATTCAGCTTGTCCTTGCATTGGATTAGGATTATCTAAAAATTTAGCTAGTTCAGAATTATCTGCTGGTTTCAATGCCCTCTTTTTAGCGTTCTTAGCCTCGTACATTGATGTATCATTAAATGCTCCACCAATTAAACTAGAATACTCTTTTAAAGCACCTCTGTCTTTTTTCTCATAAACTCTCATTTTTACATTTGAGGCTGATTTAGAAATTAAATCAACAATAGAATAAACCGTAGCGTTATTCTGAAAACCTTCCCGTATAAAAGTTTCTTTTGATGGGTTTTGTCTTATGATGGGAGATACACCAAATCTGCCAAAAATTAAATCATTATACCGAGGATCATTTTTTTGTTCCTTCTTTTTTCCCCAATTGAAAATTCCCATTTATATATATTTAAGACAAAAATAACGAAAATAAAAAATACCTTGAAAGTATAGTGAATATTAATTAAAAAAACAAATATAAATTTAATGACACAGATTAATATGTTGCTTTATAAGCTATATAACAAAGAATTTATTACCTACAAAGAAATGAGAATAATAACCCATTCTTAATGCATCCATGCTATGATCATTCTTTCCTTCGGGAAATTGCTCATAAGCATTGTCATCATCGGGATCAAATCCACGTTTTAGTTTCCAACTATAATTTTGATATTCTTTTAAAAGATTTTTTGAGTTTTTCTCATAAAACACACTTGCTCTCTTTAAAAAACTAATGCCCTCTAAAATACTACCACTACCCTTCCTAGCCTCACGTGCGTTAAAACCACTTCTCTTTAATTGTTCTATTGTCTGCTTTTGGTTGTGGTCACAATATATTGGCTCACCCATGTAATGAGCGTTTCTTAAAACCATAATAATATCCTCATCAACCATTTTGGTCGAATAAGCCAATTCCTTAACGTAAATACTTTCATTTGCGCTTACAATTTTTAAAACGACACTTGGATCGGGATGGTAGCCAAAATCAACTGAATAGAATACTGCACCTTCGGGTAATTCAGACACCTCTTCCCATCCCTTGTAAATTCTACCTTTATTAGTATTGGCTCTTTGACCTTCACCGTATATACGATAGGCTTCGGGGTCAGTTTTTTCAAGCATCTGTATTTCATGCTTTTGAATATCAGATAAGAACTTGTTATCCCTATAAGTAGTGACAAACACGGCAACATCATCTGCTCTATTGTCCTCTAAGTCATATATCCAATGTTCACTCATTGAGGGATTATAGCAACAAAACACTTGTTTAGTCGTTCTTAAATTTAATTGCCTCCACTCTTCTTTACTTAATTCTTGAACCTCAACCACATAAAGAATGTCCCTTTTCATTGATCTAAGTCTTTCGGGTTGATCTCCCGTAGCAAGAAACTTAAACGTATGCCCATTTAACACATACCTTAAATCAGTTTTATTATGATTTGACTCATCGTAATAACCCCAAGAATTTAGTATCTCGTAGAAATCAACCATCGCACTATCTTTCAAAGACGGTAGCCACTTTCTTGCTATTGTAATGTGTAAGGCTTTTTTTGGGTCTGTATTTAAGGCAGTAAAAATTAAATATTGAAGAATAGCATATGTTTTACCACTTCTACTTCCTCCGTTGTGAATTACAAACCTTTTACCATCACTTTCAGCACATTGGTAAAATTGTTTATTCGCTAGTATCTTCATCTACTATTTCTGCCTCTTCTATCTTAAATTGGTCTGCTGGTACAATCTGTATTAATTCTTTTTTCTGAGTTACCTCCACTTGTCGTTTTTCTACCCAACCAGCTTGGGTTTTAAGAAAGAATATTTGACTTAACGTGTCATCTTTCTCAATTGCTTTACGAATTAAGCTATTTGCAACCTTTTCTTTTACTACCGCTCTAATGGCATCTGCTTTTGCCCTAAACTCTTCGTCATTGTTGTAGTAGTTTCTATAAGTTGCAACACAGACACCCGCACGATCACATGAATGTTGAATTGCTCCATATTCATCTTGCATGGCTTCTAATATCTTATTCTTATTTAATTGCGTAGTTACTGAGGCATTTGTGTTGCCTTTTCCTTTGTAGTATGTTTCTTGTTTTGGCATATTGCAAATATAACCACTATTTGTTTCCTTTATACAAATACTAGCTTTCAACGCTTTCAAATTAGTTTTGAAAGTAATGAAAGTAATGAAAGTAATGAAAGTAATATTGTAAGGCTTAACCAAGGCTTACGCAAGGCTTATAGTAA